TAATCTCGCCTGCCAGGTCCCATAGGAACTGTTGACGGTCCTCAAAGAATCTATTCGTCTTCTTGAGTCTTGCTTTTTGTACCACGCCCATCGCACCACGTCCCGCGGTATTCAGGCAGGCAGCCGCACAACCAGCGGACGCGCCGGGGCATACGTTCTTGCCGCTCAGGTTATAAGGCGCCATGTAAATGATGCCAGTAAGTACGCCAACCTTCTCAGATTTGACGGTTTTGTAATTGGTATTGATACCTAATAATTTTTGCATGTGTTATCCTTTCTAAATTAATTATCTTGTTATCCCATAGTATTTATTTTTTGTCAATCAAAAACTTGCCGCTTACGGGCCCACCCGCCCCGCTTGCTGCTTGGCGCTTGCGGCTTGCCGCCTGCTGGAGCCAGTACGGGTTCGTCTTCTCGTAGAAGTCCCGGGAGCCTACTGGTGGCGCGGCCCCGGAGGGCCGCTGTTTATTATCCATAGTTCTGCACCGTTTCGTGATATTCGTCATCAGTCATTTTAAGCAGCTGCTGCAATGTCTCCACCACTTCGCTGGCCCGGTGGCCGTCATCACCTGTGCAGATGTTGACGGCGGTTCTTACTTTGGCTAGATCTAAATCATCCATTTTGTTTCACCCGATCATTTTCTTTGAACACAAAGATGGCATCACCATAAATGTGCGCCCAATCTTCCCAATCGTCAGTTAGTTGTTTTTCCATACGCTTGAAATGATTCCATCTAAGCATTGAAGCGCGGTGATTGCGTTGCGGGTTATTAACCATCAAGCCTTCATCATCACACCATATTTCAACCTTCACTGATGCGCCACTGTTATGGTCCACGTACCTGCCATCAACAATATCAAATACGCGGTGATTTAATAATGCTTTGATTTCATCGTAAGTTGGTTTTTTTTCAAAGCTATGCATTTCAGCTGGCGAATTGTCAGCCCGTAGTATGTTTACTTTATATGTCATTTATTATCCTTTTGTTAATTATTAATAACACAATATCCCATATTAATAGATCATTGTCAAATATTATCTTTGCACATTAGAACCATTCTAAACTGCGCGCTTGCTGCTTGCCGCTTTTCGTGCGCCCTGAAGCATCGACGCGTGCTACCTCCAGGGCTACCCCAGCTCCCTTGCGGGACTGTCGCTCACTACCGAGACCGGGGCTTGGATCACTTTCTCTCGAGAACAGTAATCGCGATCCCGATTGTACTCTTATACCTCTTGCATTCACCGAGATCAGGTGGCAGGTGGCGACCCTGTCGCTTTTTAAAAGTACAATCGGCATAGCGATTGTGGTAGAGTTGGTCTTACAGATATAACTACCATGCCACTCTACTCTGTTAATGCATTTGTGAATTGCCCTCTGCAATCACCAATGCAATCTCGTTGTTGTAGGCTTGTCGTTCAGCAATCTTCTGCTCTCTAGTCATGGTTTTATTCTTCATACCTTTGACCATGTCTGCAAGATTAGTAGGATTGTACATAGAAAGACCTGTACTATTAACTGTAATCAAATCACTTTCATCACATTGTACGCCTAGTTCATTCATTAACTCAACACCCTCGTCTAAGAAACGATAGGCTTTTAGTCCTGTCATCATAGCCTTGCGTTGTTCTTCGATAGTGCTTATCCAAGTTTCATGCGAAGAAATTAACTGTGCTTTCTTCTTCTTAAACATTTGAAACACAGAGAACTCATGTGGCTCACACGCAATCGTTCTATGACGACAATGGCTAGTACCGATAATGTCAAGATAGTATTGGCTATCGAACTCATTAGTTAAGCCAATGTTATTATCTCTGTCCGAGTTATGTGAGTGATAATTAGAATAACCTAATTCTTGTCTACAAGCGTCAGTATGTTGCGACTTGTGTGGGTTATCATTATTATCTTTTTGTTGTGGGTGGATATCGGGATTTAATCCTTTTGCTTTCAGCTCATCTCTAAAATAAGCAAAGGCAAATTTCTCACCACTATCACCATAGTTTCGGCTGTCTGTACTACCAAATAAACCAAAGTCTATATGCTCACTATGTTCGGTGTTGCGACCATAAGAACTATTTTCTTCGGTATCCATACCTTGAGCCATTGAGAAGTAAAAGCATTTATCTTTTGCTACTACATCTACTGCCGAGCCATATCTGTCTTTTAACATCTGACATAACTCAACATCATCTGGGCGATAAGACCTTTGTACTACTTCTTTTGCAAGTGCAAAGGCTTTCGCATAGTTTTCTTTCACTTCTTCCTTACAAGTATCGTATGCTTGTTTCTCTAAAGTGTCCTCACTTTCTGCGTGTGAGATATATCGATTGATTATCTTCTTTCGATATTCGTCATTCATTCTTAATCGTGCCATATTTTATCCTTTCTATATGGTGTTATTAGTTGCATTAGTTGTATCATTATTTCCCATACCTTGCAACCATAAAGAGTATGCGGTGATATTTTTTGCTGTCCATTCTTCCCAGCAACCGCGACTATGAAAGACGCGCGTGTGGGCTGGCGCTTGTGGATTCCAAGTATAGGGATAGCCGACATAGTTCTTGTCGCTTGGATAGAACTTAATGCCACAATTCTTACAATACATTTTCATAATTCATCACCTCTTATAACTCTGATTATATCTCTTACCCCTAAGGCTACTACTACTAGTAGCCCTAAAGATATTACTATCATTAATAAACTGAAACTCATTAGTTCAGTACCTCGGGTAATACTTTTGATTTACCCATAATATTAACAATGTTAGTAGCTGTTCGAAAACCCATGCTATTATAATCGCTGTCTAACTGTTCATAACATACAGCAACCTTGCCTTTTTTGGTTATCCATATCTTACACTTATCATCACTGAAACGACCAAAGCGGGTTATGATTGTGTTATGCTTTTCAGCATAAAAGGTTATCTTAAACCAACGACTAGCTTGTAGCTCATTAGTCATATCGTCAAGGCTATAATCATCTTCCTCTGTATAGGGCTGATGATATTCGCCTAATTCTATATTACTCATAATTATCCTTTCTAATGTGTTATGGGAATATAATATATATATTCCCATAACAGTCAAGCATTTAATTAACTAACTCAACTATTTTAAAAGTTCTAAAAGTTAAGCCTTTTACTTTGCTTTCTATTTCTTTTAGTCTTTTCATTTCTTCTATGTCTGCTCTATCTTCAGCCCATAGTTCAACATCATAATCATCAGTGATAATTTTGCTGTCGTATTTACTAGATTTGATTAATAAAAACATTCTATAAATCCTCCATGAATGTTAATGCAATTTTCATTGCACATATTGCAAATAATGCCAGCCCCATTAATGGGCTAACATACCCAGCAACAACTGGACTTAAAATAAGTCCAGTTGTTACTAACACAAATTGACGAGCTGTATTCATTATACAGTTTCCTCAATCATTTCCATTTGTTTAGAAGTCCATACATCAATGACTTGTTGTAGTTCGCCATGTTCAGCCATGAACTCATTTAAGGTCATGTGTTCTGCGTCTTCTTGCATTTGCACTAACCAATTATTTATTTTACTCATTTGATTTCTTCTTTCTGTTAGTTAATTAATAAATAAATAATATACAATCCCATATTAAATACAACAACTAATTTAATTTTATCCACAGTTTTCTTTGTACATTAGACGCATTCTAAACTGGAACAACCTACTACATCTTGTATGTCTCACTCTGATACATACTACATCTTGTGTCGCCTCGCTTCGCTCGGCGAGGGGTCCCTGGCCAAATCTTGTCGCTTGCGGGCCCACCCCCCCCCTACCCAAGATTTATATAAAAGGGGTCCCAAACTTTCACCTATATACCTTGTTTTGTAAATAGATATGTGCTATTTTCATTTTCACTACTAAAAGAGTAAGTGCAAAATTTTTTAAAAATTTTTTTCAAATGCTAACACCAGATCAAATAAAACAGTTACCACCTGATACTAGAAAAGAGTATTTAAAGACAGCTTTGCAATTAGAAGAAAAAAAGAAAGAACAAAACATTAAAAACAATTTTCTTGATTTTGTAAAATATCTTTGGCCTGAATTTATTGAAGGCGAGCATCATAAAATTATGGCGGAAAAATTTAACCGTGTTGCTAATGGTGATTTAAAACGTGTTATTATTAACATGGCACCACGTCACACTAAGTCAGAATTTTCATCTAACTTTTTGCCAGCATGGATGATTGGTAACAATCCTAAATTAAAAATAATCCAAGCAACTAACAACGCCGAACTTGCAGTGCGATTTGGTCGTAAGGCCAAAGGTCTTATGGAACAGGAAGAATATAAAAAAATATTTAATACTAGATTGAAAGAAGATTCAAAGGCTGCTGGAAAATGGGAAACGGACCAAGGTGGAGAATACTATGCAGCAGGTGTTGGCGGATCAATAACCGGTCGTGGTGCTGATCTTTTAATTATTGATGATCCACATTCAGAGCAGGACGCAATGAATATGGCATCTTACGACAGGGTATATGAGTGGTATACTTCTGGACCTCGGCAACGACTGCAGCCTGGAGGCAGGATAATTGTGGTGATGACTCGTTGGAACGTGGCAGATCTGACCGGTAAATTGATAAAAGCACAATCAGAGCCAAAGGCAGACCAATGGGAAGTAATAGAGTTTCCTGCAATCTTACCTTCAGGCGAACCAGTTTGGCCTGGTTATTGGAAATTAGAAGAGTTAGAAGCGGTGAAAGCATCCGTAAGTATACTAAAATGGAATGCACAATACCAGCAAAACCCAACTGCAGCAGAAGGCTCTATTATTAAAAGAGATTGGTGGAAACTGTACGATAAACCGGAACCCCCACCTTTAACACATGTTATACAATCTTATGATACCGCGTTTATGAAAAAAGAAACGGCCGATTATAGTGCTATAACTACATGGGGTGTATTTTGTCCAAACGAAGGTGACGCCCCTAATTTAATCTTATTAGACATGGTTAAAGATAGATATGAGTTTCCAGAACTAAGGAAGAAAGCCAAAGAACAATATGACTATTGGAAACCAGAAACAGTTATTATTGAAGCCAAAGCTTCAGGATTACCTTTAACATATGAATTAAGAAAATTAGGTATACCAGTTATTAACTTTACACCAAGCCGTGGAAATGATAAACATACTAGAATAAACTCGGTTGCACCTTTGTTTGAATCTGGTATGATATGGGCACCAGACACAAAGTTTGCAGAAGAAGTGATTGAGGAATGCGCTGCATTTCCACTAGGTGAGCATGATGACCTTGTGGATAGTATGACTCAAGCAGTAATGAGATTTAGACAAGGTGGTTTTATAGAACATCCAGATGATTATGAGGATGAACCATTACCACAACAACAGAGGACATATTACTAATGAGTATATTAAATTCAGGAACAGCTTTAGAGAGAATAACAAAATTCTTAAGAAAAGTATTCAAAGGCAAACCAGCCACCACAGCAGAACTTAACAAAACAGCTAGAAATCTAGGTTTAAATGAAAAAGAAGTTGACAGAGTTATTGCAGCTTTTAAATCAGAAGAAACCACAGATTTAAATAAAGTAGATGATCTTATGGATTCTACTAAAGTAGATGATGCAAATTTAACAAAAGCATTGGATCGAGTAGACACTATGTCCGGCGATGATTTATTAAGAGAAGCGCAAACAGCACAACTTGATATTACTGCACCTCTAACACGAAGTATGTCAGACCCTAGTGATGTTAAAGGAATAGCTAATTTAAAAGGAGTTGCAGGTAGAGGTAATAGTGATGCAGTAGTTGGTATGCCAGAAGGTATAGAACGTTCTATTAAGTTTGTTGGTGAACGAACCGGTTTACCGGATTCAATCGTAAAAAAAGCTCTTAAAGTTAAAATGATGGAAGGCTATGAAGCCGGAAATTATAAAGGTCTAGCTAACGAAGCAGAAGACATGAAAGCGTATATTGATACTCAAATCATGGGTGATGACACTTTAACTTTTTTAGAAGAGATTGAACAAATAGGTAAAGAGTTAATTGACAGTCGTGGAGTAGGATCAATGACTGAAGCGTTTGATAATGCTATGGATGCAAAAACAGTAATAGATAAAGCTAAAGGCGGACGTGTTGGTTATACTACCGGTGGTTTTACGCAACTAGCATCAGCTCCTGATCCTATGGCTGAAAGAGGCGACATGTTAGAGAACATGGCAATGGAAAGATATGGTAAACCATTTGACAGTTTACCCGAAGTAATTCAAATCCAATTAATAGAAGATGTGAATGAATTTAATGAAGCTAACATACCATATGCTAAAGGCGGACGTGTTGGTTTTAATATGGGTGGTTATGCAAGTTTTAAAGAAGTTATAGAACAATTTGCTGAAGGTTTAAGTCAAGAAGAATTTGATTTATTTATCGAAATGCCTCGTGACAAGCAGATAGAGATTATGACTAATGCAGGTGTACTAAGAGATGATTATAATGTTGGCGGTCCAGTACCCCCGCAACGCGGACCGATGCAAGCTGGTATTGGTCAAATGTTTAAAAAAAGATAAGGAACTTAAATGGCTATAGAATTTGACGAAAAGAATAAACCAACCGCTGAAGATATTGTTAGGTCTACGGTTGAAGTAAAACCTCAAGACTTACAACCAACACAACAAATACCGGAACAACCAATCGAAATCACAGAAGACGAAGATGGTGGTGCAACGATTGATTTTGATCCGCAAGCTTTAGTTGGACAAGGGACCGCGAGCCACGAAGAAAACTTAGCTGAGTTTCTAGAAGAAGATATTCTACAGGGTGTCGCTAACGAGATGCTAGATAATTTTGACAACTACAAAGGCTCTAGAAAAGATTGGGCTGACACTTATACTAAGGGTTTAGAC